ATCGCCCGTCTTTAATTTCAATATTATTGAAAGTGGTCTTTTGTTTATACAAACCTTGAGCATTCTGAGCGATCATGTAAAAGTTCTTCTCCGAATCAGGAATAAAAAGAACATTCATGTCGATTAACTCCTCTAGCAATTTTTCAATGGCATTTTTATTTTTAAGAAGAGGGCAAAACGATATGGAAACGACTCCACTTTCCATAGAAATAAATTCTATATCATCATCATCATCTTCTTTATTAATTTTGTTTTCAGGTAAACCGAAATTACAACGAACCATCAAATATAAAAATTCATTAAAATAATATCCAGATTTGAAATCATTGATTTTATATTGATGAGTTACATCAAATTTCCATCTTTTGAAAAGATCATGAATATCATCGAGTCTTCGAGCATCTATTAGATAATCATCAAGTACAATCGTATTCAGAGAAATATTACCAAATTTCTGTTCAAATTCTTGAGGGTAGTCGGAAGGGTTCTTAAATTCACCAACTGAATTTACCCAATAGGTTTTCTCCAGTGCTTTTTTGATTGTTTCTTTTAATTTGCTCATATCAGTTAAATCTGTCTAGGAAGAACTTGGGAAGCTTCTTCTTGTTCCTATTAATAGCATCAAAAATGCTTCCGTCAAGTATATATGTTTCACACCAGTCATCATGGGCGCGAACACTACGACCACAAGCCTGAAGCAGAGTCTTGAGCATAGCATTACCATACCAATCCTTATCAATTTTCATCAGCTTCTCTACTCGAACATCCTTTGTCGGTAGCCATGGTGCTTTGAGAATGATTTGGAAGCGAGACAAATCACCTTTTAAGTCCACACCATATGTCATTGATGGTGACACTAAAATGGTCGGTTCACTGGACGATTCATGAGTTTCCAAAAGCTGTTCATTATTCACTCCTGCTTCCCTACAAAGCAAACGATCTGATTTTATATTTTCTCGAATATAATCTGCCAAATATTGAGTGTGAGTATGAATGATACCCTTTTCATCTTTATGATGTTCCATGATACCTTTGATCTGTTTCATCAAAGTTGGAAGCATAGATTTTAAATTTTGAAAATTTAATTTCTGTTTTGCCATGATATGAATCGGTGACTTCTCTGGATTAAAGTCTGTTCCAATGTGGATATATTCATGATCTTTAATACCAAGAGATTTGCAATAAGCATCGGGATCAATAATTGTCGCAGAAAGAATTACTACTTTTTCAGCATAATCAAACAAATATTTTGAAAGAACATCAACTTTTAAAGGAATAAATCGGATAGCATTTTCCAATCGTTCTACGATGTAATCGCTATCGTAGAAAGTATCAATCAATAATTGTAAGGAATTTTGAAGATTGGTAAGTTTGGTATATTCCTGTTTCTTTTTATTGAAAGTGATAATATCCTTTTTATTACTATTCTCACTAAACCAACTTTTGTATTCATCTAAGGAATTTGTTACGCTCTCTGTAACCTTACTAATCCACGCCAACACTTTGGTTTTGTTGTTATCATCATTGGGAAATGGTGTGACGAGTGTTTGAGTCTTCATAAGAAATGGGATATCCACTACACATGTAAATTGACCAACTAACTGCTCTTCTAATTCTGAACCCTCATCACATACAATAATCTGTCTTTTCTTGAGGTGGTTGGGAAGAGAGAAAAACATACTGTAATTCAAAGCGGAAAACCTTGACGTTAGCATATTATTACGAGAGTTGTAATAAGGACAACGATTAGCTTTCCAACACTCATTCTTTTGGTTTGCCACATAAATACATGGCGCAATATCAACTGACAGGGTATCATCCACATCACACTGGTAATTACTCTTACCTTTCAAAACTCCTGTATCATCGAAAGTATTCTGGTATTGATCTTGGAGTGATTTAGTAATTGTCAAAGAATAACACCCAAATGGATCAATATCTTTCATCAATTCTGCACCATTTTCAGCAAAAATACTATAATTCTTTACTATTCTTTCAAATTCAACAGGAACATCTTTAGATACATTCCCAAGGGTTTTAGCTAAGTGTGTCTTACCTACCCCTGTGTCTGCATGAACAATTACGAATTTTTTACCATTCTCAAATGCTTTTTCAATGGCATTGAGAGCTTTTGCTTGTTTATCACGAGGATTGAATCCCTCTGGGAAGTTTAATATTAAGTTACGCATTTTTTAAGATTTCAATTTCAACATCTAAGGACATTTATTATGGAAATCCTACCACGCAATTTTAAGATGTCAAGACGTAAAGATAATTATCGAAAAATTTAGAAATATCTGTTTTGTTAATTGCTTTCATCTTCCAATAAACCTCTTCAGTTCTAGGACAGAATGCACTCAGAGAATAATCAAAAATAAATCCATTTTCAATTTTTTTAATATCATAAGGATAAGAGATTTCCCATTCTTTGATGTCTCCATCTTCTTCAATTTTAAATCTTACAAAATTTTGTTTGGTGTTAAACATTTGTATTTTACCCCCTTTAATTGTTCGGGAATTCAATACAAATTTCACATCACGGAAAATTAATTTTTTTAAATGTTCTTCGATTCTATTCATGGGTAAGGGTCGAGATTAAGTTCATTGTCCATGTATCGCAATTTCTCGTTTGGACTCATGGGGAATATATTTTCATTGAAAAACTTCCAAAAGTTATCGTCTGCTGGGATTTTTTGAACGAGATAGCACATATCCATCGAGACATTTCTAAAGTCCTGCATGAAGATATCCCATGTAACTACTAAATTATGTTTACGCTCATCGACTTTTTTAGGTTCAAAGGAACCTGAAAAGTTCAAAGTTGTTTTACCATTATAGGAATTGAGAATCTCCATACTGTTCGTACACAACATCTGGCGAATATAAGGTCGTCCTGGTGAGCGTTCAGGTCGTCTACGAACAATTAATAAATCACAAATGTTATTTTTCAATAACGTTTGTAATTCATTTCTCTTTAATTTTTTTAGCATTTATATCACAAACGCCAAACATGCGCTGCTCGTTCAAGAACAAAGCGTTCTTCACTTTACCATGACCTGTTACTTCCAAGTTGGAGATTGGAATACCCATATTATTGGGGAACACTACGATATCACCAACTTCAGTGTATCGCACGTTTGGTCCTTTAAGGATGACTTTACCTTTTCTCCAAGCATTATGAACTTGAGCAACAGGAATCGCAATACCTCCACGTAAAATATAATCACCTGATTCTTCTCCTGTGACCAAATCACAATATTCAAGAAGCATCACATCATCAAAAAGTTTGGATAGACTATAATCATCCAAACCAAAATCACTTGGTAGTGCTTTATCACTGAGATCAATGTGGGATTTTTGAGGGGCTAAAACATCAATAGATACGGTCATGAAAATACTTATTGATTATTTTTTAGATGTCAATGGATATTTTTTTATTATTAAATTCGCAGTGTCTTAGATTGTGTTTCTGCGAGAAACGATTTGTATGCTTGTGTCAATCCATCACGTAGAGATGTTGTAGCTTGCCATCCTATTTTATCGCAGAGACTTATATTAAGAAGTTTCTGCATTGTGCCATCTGGTTTACTATAATCGTTTTCAATTACACCTTCAAAACCTACGATATCGACAATTAGTTGAGCTAACTCTTTAATACTAATATCTTTTCCTGTACCTATGTTGACCCAATCAGGCGGGTTAGGATGCTCTATGAGATGCATACAGGCAGACGCAAGATCGTCAACATGTAGAAATTCTCGTCGTGGATTGCCAGTACCCCAAATGGTTACACTTGGTAGCTTCTGAACTTTAGCCTGATGAATGCGTCTAATAAGTCCTGGAATTACATGACTATTTTCAGCATGATAGCTATCACCAGATCCGTAAAGATTGGTAGGCATAGCAGAATGGTAGAGAAGACCATATTGATTGCGATAATGCTGACACATTTTTAGTGCTGCAATTTTTGCTATTGAATATGCTTCGTTGGTAATTTCTAATTCAGATTGAAGTAAGTAACTTTCTTTAATTGGTTGAGGTGCTTGCTTCGGGTAAATACAAGAGCTTCCTAAATTTAAGAGTCGTTGCACACCAGCACGACGACTTCCCTCTATGATATTTAAAGCGATAGCGAGATTCTCATATATAAATTCTGCTGGATATTGAGAATTCGCATGAATCCCTCCAACCTTTGCAGCAGCGATAATAACTGCATCGGGTTTGTTTTCGTTAAGAAAGTCAAACACCGCTCGTTGATCTAACAGGTCAAGTTGATCTCTCGTTGCAGTAAGTAATTCATACTTATCGTTTTTTTTGTATGCTCGTAATAGAGCCGATCCCAGCATTCCACGATGTCCTGCGATGTATAATTTATGGGTATTGTTCATATCTACGATTTGTTTGTTTTAAAATTAATAGCCATGTTGTTTGAGTAGAGCAGCGCGATTAGCTTCCTTTAGATCATGTATCACCATTTCTTCACACATTTCTGCAACAGTAATCTCAGGTTTCCAACCAAGTTTTTTCATTGCTTTTGATGGATCACCAAGTAGTGTTTCAACTTCGGCAGGTCGGAAATATTGAGGGTCAATTCTCACAATAACATCACCAACCCCAACACTATGAGCTTTTGATTTATCGGTAATAGCAGAAACAATACCAATTTCATTAAGTCCTTCCCCTTTGAAATCAATTTCTATACCTGCAAATTTTGCAGACATTCTTACAAATTCTCTCACAGAAATTTGTTTACCAGTAGCAATAACAAAATCTTCAGGAACATCTTGTTGAAGCATCATCCATTGCATTCTAACATAATCTTTAGCATGACCCCAATCTCTCAAAGAATTGAGATTACCAAGAAATAAAGTTTTTTCCAATCCAATAGCAATATTCGAGATACCTCTCGTTATTTTGCGTGTTACAAATGTTTCACCGCGCCGTGGTGATTCGTGATTAAAAAGAATACCATTACAAGCATACATGCCATATGATTCACGATAGTTTATAGTTATCCAGTAAGCATAGAGTTTAGCTACTCCATAGGGAGAGCGTGGGTAAAATGGAGTTGTTTCGGTCTGTGTCGCATTTTGCACATAACCATATAATTCAGAGGTAGATGCTTGATAGTAACGAGTCTTCTTTTCTAATCCAAGAAAGCGAATAGCTTCAAGCAGCCGTAGAGATCCTAACGCATCGACATCAGCGGTATATTCTGGCAACTCAAACGAGACAGCAACGTGAGACTGTGCGCCCAAATTATAAATTTCATCTGGTTCAACTTCTTTAATTATTTTAGTTAGATTGGAACTATCAGAGAGATCACCATAGTGTAGTTGAAATCTATTATTGTCTTCATGTGGATCTTTATAGAGGTGATCAATACGCGAAGTATTGAAAGATGAAGATCTTCGTTTAATGCCGTGAACTTCGTAACCCTTTTCAAGAAGTAGTTCTGCAAGATATGAACCATCTTGTCCTGTAATACCTGTTATGAGTGCCTTTTTATTCATTTTTGTAAAGGAAATTTGATGTTATTTATTTGTCAATCGACATTTGTCAATGTACATTATTTTATTATTAAATAAACACATATGGCAATTCCTATTTCATGTAAATGTATCACATACGGACGAGTTGATTTATTAGAAGAATCATTATACAGTTTTTTGAATCAAGAATATGATGGTGATAGTGAGATGGTTATCGTGAATGACTATCCTGAACAAAAATTATATTTCGATCACCCGAAAGTTAAAATAATTAATTTCGATAAAACATTTGAAACAATTGGAGCTAAGGAAAATTTTGCGGTAGAAAATTGTAGCTACAATACAATAGCAGTTTGGGATGATGATGATATTGCATTATCGAATCACTTAGGTAATATAAACAAATATTTTCCAAGTTACGATTTACTTCATTGGAATAGAGGTGCGTTGGTTAATCATAATAAAATACATGCTCTGACTTCTCTGGGAAATTCTGGCATCATTTATACTAAAGAGATATGGGAGAGATCGAGTAAACATCCTCTTGAAAATGCGGGATATGATATGTCATTTGTTATTAAATTGAAAGGAGAATATAATTGTAGAGTGGTAAATGCTTCCCCACCAGATGAAGAAATTTCGTGGATGTATTTATGGGGCGGTAGAAGTTATCATATGTCGGGTCAAAGTAAGGATACACCAGATAGAGAAAATGTAATTATTAGACATTCGAAACACATTGATAATTTAAAAAAAGAGGGAAAAATTCCAATTGGTGATATTGAACTAAAGCCAAAATGGAACACCGACTATAAACAACTTTTAGAAAATTATTTGAAAATATGAAAACAATAGTCGTATTGGGAATGCATAGATCAGCAACCTCATTAGTTGCCAGAACTTTAAATTCTGAAGTTCATATGGGAAAAAAATTGTTGATCGGATTAGTAGACAATCCAAAGGGTCATTATGAAAACATTGAGATAATTAAAATAAATGATGAGATATTACACAATTCTGGTGGTAGTTGGTTTGATCCCCCACCAAGAGAAAAAATAATTGAAATTGGTAAAAATTATGAAGATCATATTAAACGGATCGTCGCTGATGAGGTTGCAACAGCACAGAGTAAAAATATGGAAAGTTGGGGGTTTAAAGATCCTAGAACATCATTGACCATAGATGCTTGGTATAAACATCTACCAAATCCTCAATTTGTTGTATGTTATAGAAATCTTAAAGATATTGCCACGTCCCTACACAAAAGAAACGGGATTTCAATAGAGCAGGGAAAGAACTTAGCAATTGAATATAATAAAAGAATATCACAATTTTTGGAATCTTTTTATATGGAGGATTGATCCTCTACCTGCGTTGGGAATATGCATGAATGCGTAATCATTCATTGTCCACATTTAGTATTTTAATTTTACCATTTGGTAAGACATCAATCTCAATACTTTCACCTTTTTTTTTAAAAATTTCATCTAACAGTAGATATTTATTATATTCATCGAAGTCAGGCGTTATGATAAATTTTTTGTTTAATAAATTTAATTCTATTAATTGGTCATATGAAATTTTTTGTATTTGTAATTCCGTGGGTTGACACGATAAATGAAAATTAGATGTTGAAAATCCATAAACAAAATCGCGTTCATTTTCATTTTCATCTTTTTTAAAATTTCTTAATTTGTGATGTAATTCCGCATCTTCTTGAAAATTATTAGTGCTGCCATATCCTCCAACATCAAAAAACATTTTTTTTCGATATGATTTATTGTTCGTCCCCCCACTACACGAAGCAAATTTATCCGCATATATAGTATATGAGGGAAAATTTCTGTATGCTTCCACAGAAGGATCGGCGTATTGTTTCATATGATTTGATAAACGGTTGGGTAAGAAAATATCATCATCATCCCATGGATGTATCACATCAAAATGTCCGTATGCTGCCCCCAAGTTTCTTTTTTCCCCTACCGATATCTTTTTGGTCAAATTCATAACAGTGACATTATCATAATCACATTCCAATGTGATGTTTTTATCATCATTGATGATAACCAAATGCTTGTCATCACAGTCTTGATGTAAAAATGATGCTAACAATCTCCCCAGATAAGGGAGTCTTCCATAAGTTGGACATACAACAAGTGCTTTCATAGTATATTCGTATAATCTTTATATCCATTTTCAATATCACTAAAATTTGGATATTGTTTTGTCAAAGATGAACCGTCATCTTTGGTAAGTAAAAAACAATCATGCGTATTATGCATTCCCGCTACACTAACATCAAAGCAAATAGTGTTTTCAATTTTTAACAAAATATCATACATAGTATGATTACATGCATAGCTATGCGTTGCATAGCTATGGTGCAATTTGTAGATATTTTTATCTATATGCGTTGGGCGATGTATGTGATACCCTCCAAAATAAATCATATCCCATCTCGGAATATGATTTATATTATTTTCAAATACATTTAAAATATCATCATCCAATACAACATCGTCTTCAAAAATCAAAACATTTTCAACATTATTGTTTTTACACTTTTCAATTATTTCACAATGACTGAGCATACACGCATATGCTCCGCTTTTAATATTAGGGGGTATGTTATCCAACTGTTCATGATCTATTGCTGAAAATCTCTCAACATTTATTCCAAATTTTTCAAATTGTTTGGAAGCATGTTCCCAACGATCAGGTCGTCTATCCAAATTTATACAATAGATTTTTTTGAAAAAATTATTTAAAGCATTCATTTTTCTCTTTTTTTGGATATATATTTGATATTTTTTCGTTTCAATTTGGGGATCACATTTTCAAAGAATCGAAATGCTTCTTCATCCGTATCGAATATTTGTGAGTATCTATTTACTGTTTCATTAGCATAATTTAGCAGATCTTTGTCATAGAAACTCAAGTAGCGAGTGACCATGTATGGTGAAAATTCTTCCAACAATTCATTTGTCATCTCCCCTTTCTTATCAAAAAGAATGTGATTTATTGTGTTAAACATAAGCGATTATTGATGATGTTTATATATTCCCCACTGATCTCACTGCCTACAAAATTTCTATTATTTTTTATAGCCATTTTAGCAGTAGTCCCACTTCCCATGAATGGATCGTATACCAAATCGCCTTCATTTGACCAGCTTAAAATATGATCTTCTGCTAATTTTTCGGGAAAGATTGCGGGATGTTTATATGCGATTTTATCATCAGACCCATAACCACCTCCTTGTGTATACTTCCAAATGTTACGTCGAATACCAAATTCAGGAGCAATCTTACTTTCATATTTCTCACCCATAGTTCCATCTGCTTTTCTACGTTGGCGAGTCTTACCCCAACGCTCTCTCCATTTATTTGGTCTATCACAAATAGGATTAAATGTTTTGACTTTATCTTTGGATAAGACAAACATGTATTCGAAAGCAGGGTAATATCTATTTTTCACTGGTGAGACTCCGCTCTTCTCATAAATGATAACATCATGTAATTTAAAACCAATTTCTTTGAAGTAAAGAGCTTGTCGAAAACTTGTTCCAGATTTATCACCATCTTTAGTCTGATCACCAACTACCCAAACAACAACTCCACCTTTCTTAGTGACTTTGAAAAGCCCTTTGGCTACATTTTCAAAGTCAAAGGAATAGCCATTATAAGTTCTCAAATCATCATATGGAGGACTGGTAACAGTTAAATCAATTAATTCTTCTGGCATCCTATCCATAGTATCCAGACAATTTTCATTATATATTTTATTAATTTCAAACATTACATTTAATCATTTTATCGTAGTAAATATCAGTCGCTTCTCCACCATCTGCGAACCACTTGGAAGGGAAATAAGATGTCTTATCACCAATCAAAGCTGCCCACCAAGAAAAGGTAGAGTTGCTCCCCACTACGATATCACAATTTGACATATATGCAAGATCTTTAATATCAGAATCGGAATGTAATATTTCAAATTTATAATTCGGAAATTCGTTGATTACATGATTTGGATCATCAGTGAATACTTTAATATTTTGCCCTTTGTATTTTTCAAAGAACTTTTCAAAGTATTCTGTATGACAAACATGATGAATTGTAGCATGTTTGAGATAATCCCCTCTTCTAATATGAAATGCTATATCAATTTCTGAATCAACTTCTGGCAAGTTCAATAAAGAAATAAATTCATCTTTATATTCTTCGAAATATTTCAAAGATTGAAAATACCCATTCAATGATACAGACCCTACATGGAATGGTAACTCATCATAATTAAATCTTTTTTCATGGATACCAATCACATCTCTAGTGAAACAATTACCATATTCAAAATTCTTGAAAATTGTATCCTTATACACTAAAGGATTGGTTCCTTGACCAGCAAACCAATTATAAGGGTTGACGATCAATTTCTTACCATGTTTCTTGGCATAAGCATAGCCAGCAGCTATTTGAAATAACTGATTACCCACGCCACCAATAACATTTACGTAGCAACTATTCATATATATTAAATTCTTTCAATTCTTCTAATTGTTGTTTCAATGATGCTGTCGGTATGCATCGCACATTTTGTAAATTTCTATAACATTTACCACCAATTTTTGGAGTTATCAACATTTTTAAATCAAACACATTCGATATCATATTGATTAAATTATACTTTGATACGATCTCTGGTGAATGTAAAATGCTAACACCCTCCCAAAATGCTTCGTATTCTAATAAATAATTTATTCTTTTACACAATTCTAAACATGTTACACCGTTCCAATAATGATCAACATAACCATAGACGGTTTGTTCACGCTTAGACTTACACCACTCAAGTAATGATAATTTATTATTAATTTCTTCACCGATGATAGAAGTCCTAATGATTGATAAATTAGGTGCTTCGCCTAATAATTTAGATTTACCGTAATCATCTTCACAATCAGGTAAAGATGATTCATTATAATACCCATCTTTACCACTAAACACGCAATCAGTCGTTATATGGATAACATTACACCCATTTTCCATTTTAAATTTAGATAAAATGTGAGGAAATATAGTATTAACTTTATACATATCACCTATATCAGTGTTTCGTTGTTTAATAACACCAGCAGCATTAATTATAACATCCACACTAGAAACATTCGATATCAAAAAATTTAATATATTTTCATGAGATGATGTCAAATCTAACATTTCTCTATCTACTGGTAATACCGTATAACCTTTTTGTTTGAAAAACTTGACACAATAAGTTCCCAACATTCCCGTGCTTCCAAATACTATAATTTTCATGGTTTAAAATAATTTTTAGATTTTAAATATTTTTCAAGTTCTATATATTCAAGTGAACTATCTCTCGAAGAATATTCATTTTTTGAAAATTCTACCATATTTAAATCTTTATGTGGATACATCAAATAAATATCATCAGCATATTCATAACTCATTCGTCTAATTTCTTCAGAAGAAGCCATGATTTCATGAATTTTTTCACCAGTTCTAGGTTCGGAGATTTCATATTTTAATCCAAATTTTTCTTTATAAATATTGAAAAGATCGACTACAAAAAACGATTTTAAATCTGGGATAACATTACATCCTTTATATTTTAAAGATTTCAAAATCAAATCTACAGCATCTTCAACATCCAATAAAAATCTTGTCATTTCTTCTCCATAGAGAGAAAGTGTTTTACCGTTTTTGATATATTCCCATATCAAAGGAATAATCGATCCTGTGGAATTCATTACGTTCCCATATACAGCAGTAGTTAGGTTACAATTTGATTTACCTGCAATGAAACACTCACCAGCTACATATTTCATTGCACCGTAAATTGTAGTTGCTGCTCTGCTTTTATCAGATGAGATGAAGCAAGCAGCTTTAAAATTATTTTCCTCTGCCGCAATTCTGGAGTTAATTGCACCATCGATGATGATTTTGGAAGCTTCTTCATAATTATCATTACAAGCTTCAATCTGCTTGAGAGAAGCAGCGAAAATACCAATCGTGTGATCCTTAGATTTTCTAGTTAAAAGATCTCGATTTCGTATATCTCCGACGACGAAATTAACTTTTGGATATTCTTTCTTGAGATAGTAATGCTTCGACTCATCACGAGAATAAACCGTAATTTCATTATTTTCAGATAGACGACGAATCAGATTTCTTCCAAGAAACCCTGCACCACCCGTTATAAAAATTCTTTCATTGATCATAAATCATCTGTTTTGTTCTGGAAATCTTTTTACAAATTGTTACTCCAGGATTGAAAGGTAAAGTTATGATTTCAAAATCATCTATTAAATTTTGTTTAATATGTTTCGCAGTTTTATAAACATCCTCGCATTGTCCTCTGTCAGTCATAGACCAATCCCAAGGATAGGTATCATGGAAGAAAATAAATCCATCTTCGATCACTCTATCTTTCACATTGTTAAAATCTTTCAAAGATTGTTGATGAGAATGATCAGCGTCAATAAACACGGCATCAAATTGTTCAGTAGTTAATGATTCAAAATAATCATCAGTTGTTTTTTGATGATATTCCATATTACCTTCCAAACCAAATTCAGCAGGAATCATATCCACTCCGACTGCTTTTTTGCAGTGTTTGGCAAGCGTGACAAAATTGCCTCCATGCCTCACACCAAGTTCAAGATAGTGTTCTGGACGAATCCATTTGAACAACAGATCAAAAAATTCGGTATGGTTGAATGTTTCGGCGGGAGGTGGGATGTTTCTTAAATGTAATGGTTGCATTATCTATATTCTTCTTTTACTTTCCAATCATTATGGAATATTGTCCACAATGCTCGCTCAATCATATGAGCTTCTCCAACAATAACATCCCATCCGAGAATATCAAGAATTCGTTGATAAAATTTTCTCGAATATTTCAAAATATACTCCTTTGGGATGATGTAATTAACACCTGGTGCAAATCTAAACCAAGGTGGAATCTCAGGATTTTCATACATGTCATTGAAAAAATCGTTGATATTTGAGTAATATTTTCCCACGTGTTTCCCAAAATACCAAGAGTTATTGATTTCCATATAGCTATTATCTTCTCCAATTTTATTAGCAATACCATTAATTCTATGGGGTTCGCTCGTAAAATCCTGAATCTCAGTAAATGTTATATTGTTCGAGACATTTAAAAAAAATTCTTCCGTACAATTCCCATTAGAAATCACCCGACCATTTTCATCATATCGTGGAGTTCCAGTATCTTTTTGATTCATCAGACATGCCCTACAGAACAATGTGGATTCGGGAAGATTATCATAATTTTCCAGAATAAAATGAAACATATCATAAACATTCTGCCCAATATTCTTCTGGTGCTTTACTTTATCTGATTCAGGAAACCGATGATAACGATCATAAATCAGGTAATTTTCACACCATTGGTCAACCCAAGAATCCTCTAGATTATCGGGTAGCCAATTATAATCGCTGACGACTACAAAATTTTTATGAATTTTTTTCACAAATAAATTTTCTTAAAATCTTCAACACTAATTAAATTCAGAGCTTCTACCCTGCGTCTTTCTAGAAATGAATAATCGTATGGGTCTTCATCAGGAGAAACGGGGAGTAAAACTTGGCTCCCACGACGAATGATGGCACATCCTTCATCAGTATCAACTGTGTGAATAGTTAGCCCAATTTCCTCCATACGAAGCTTTACGATAGCTTTCCAAACATCACCATGCCACGCATCAGAAGCTCGTTCTCTGCGCTGTGTAATCTCTGTAATAGGATTACAGTCATGTACTACGATAGTTCCGTTAGGAGATAACCATTTTAACGAATTTACGATATCACGGTAAGCTTGTTCAAAGATATGAAGTCCATCAACAAACACAATATCATAAAATGTTGAACAATATTCCTCAAAAAATTCATCAGATGTCATCTTATAAGTGGTATCAACATTTGGATCAACCCCATGCTTAATATTGGCTTTTACTCCCACCCAATTATATCCTGGTTGTGATGGCGTATTTACACCAATTTCTAAATAATTCCCATACCCATGCTTATCAATCAAGCTATTAATAATTTCTGTCCTTGTCATAAAAATAATCCTTTCTTCTTTAATTCTTCTTTGTTGTCTAGTATATACTGTGGAAGACCCGTTTCGTCCACCCTCCATCCACTCTTACGTCTTTCCATATAATCCTTGTGATAAACAGGATGTTGAAAATCCTGAATCTTTTTATCAGACCCCCCAAGAGCATTAAAATGCCAACCTCCATCTTCCAAGAACGTATAAATATGGTTCATCTTGCGCTGTGTGCGAAGGTGGTTCAAACATCCGTTTTTAATTCTGAAATATTCGCAAACAATCGGACCAGTAAAATAAGTCCAATCTTCATTTGTTTTAACATTGAGATATTCAATATAACAATTATTGATTTTGGGTTTATAAATTGCTCCTTGTGGCATCCAGAAATTAAATTTCAAATTGTAATTCCAAATTTCATCAATATCTGATACTACACACATTTCATAATCATGAATGTTTAAAGGTTCTAAAGCTTTCTTGATCGACTCCTTTTGATAAAATTCAATCAACCAGCAGATATGATCTCTCGTCACATTATCACTGTTGAGTGCCATCTGTAAGATTTCCTGATCACAATTTGAATCATCAAATGATTGGGGGGAATCTAGAACCTTATAGTGGATAATCTTATCGCGGAATTTCTCAAAGCGTTCCTTATTCTCTTCGTAATATAAAGGCTTATCCACACCACTAAAAGTTTTATCCGCTTCGACTAATACAAATTTATCGACATATGGATCGAGAATATTTAATCTCAATTCCAACATATCAAGTTCGTTATTAAAGCTAAAAATATCGTAAATCATTTCCAAAAATTAATATCTCTTTTTTTGTAATCTTCAAATTCTCTCACACATTCTTCATATGTAAAGAGATTACCTTCTCTATCTAAATAATTATGATCTCTGAAAATATTATAACCACAAGCCCAATAACCATTAGAGATGTTGTGCCTACCCCAATATTTTGGAGCTAATATATATTTTACGGTGTCACTCAGAAGAGTGGCGAAATATGGAAAGCTGGAATTCGATAAAATTAGATAATGTGCGTTCTTGATGATTGAGAAATCCGTTCCCACATCAAAATGCTTTACTTCAAAATCAGGAAATTGTGCGCTTGCCCTTTCAACATCATCCGTGATTACCACAAATCTAAAATTCGGGTTAATTTTTCGCATTCTATCAATCGCATCATCCCAATACTTCCCATTTAAATGGAAATGGACAACACTCGCATATTCTCCACCACGATAATTAATGATGCAAATATTTGGATCAGAATAATCATAGCAATCTTTTTCTGCTTTGACTTTCAACCATTGTCTAATTTCATCTTTACGATGGATGATACGATCTTCCGATTGAAAAATCCCGTCAATTTTTGTATTATCTTGGATCAGTTCCAGATTGAGATCGTCAATAGTTACATTGGAGCCATTGGGAAGATACAACCATCTTTCCTTAAAATAATGCTGGATACCATCGGGAAGAGTATCGGGTGGTCCCCCTTCTCTCCCAGAGCCACCCGTAACAGGCAATCCAAAATCCAAATCCATGAAGTCCAAACACTTGAACTTATGAGGATTCATGATCCCAAAATCATATCCCAAATCTTTGGCAACCACTCGCGTTGTCACATAACAAGCGAGTTGATTACCTAATCCTTGTCCATTATATATTTCAGTTACTATCATTTTTTTTTTCAACGTTTTTATCAATGAGTTTTTCTCCAATACGAAGATGGATACACACCCTGAGTAGGATCGATAGTTATAACTTCGTCTTCTATATTATGTTTTGCTCTATAATAATCTACCGCACTTCTAGCACCTACATGAGCATAATCATCGATAATACAAAATCCTCCTATAGATAATTTTGGGTATAGGTATTCCAATGGATCGATAGTGCTTTCATACATATCCCCATCCAATCGTAATATTGATATCTTGTCAATATTATTAATAGGTATAGTGTCTCTAAACCAACCCTCAATAAATATTACGGAGTCATCCAATTCACTAAAAAGTTCAAAATTTTTCTTAACCGACTCTAAAGAAATGGCGAGTTCTGTATGAGTATAATGTATATCCCCAGCATCTACTGGATATTTTGAAGCATCTGGAGGCGGTAATCCCGCAAAAGAATCATAAAGATATACCTTATTATTTAATTTTAATTGTTTATATAAATTAAACGCCAATATAGAACACCCGCCCTTCCACACGCCAGTTTCTACAAAATCTCCATCAACATTATCCTCCATACAGGTCAATATACATGACTCTACATTGTCTAATACCTTCGGAGAAGCGACCATGGATAATCGTTCATTTATATTATCTACACTTAATATTCTTTTTTTAATTTCTTCTATATTCATATTCTATAAATTATATTTTTCTTTACAATATTTTATCTCGTCTTCTAAATTTCCTGAATACCTGCTACTGATCTGATTCTCATGGCAACGATTAGTAACTAAACAATCTTCAATTACTGTGGGCAATCCGTAGTGCTTATCCATTCGATAATAGTATGCCACATCCATGAGCATTGTCAAGTTCTCATCAAACAATTCAATATTTTCATTTCTAAAAGATAGCACGGACGGAGAACTGATCGTGTTCACACCTTCCAACAATCTATCATTCCAAGACGGAATCATGAATCTCTCAAAATTCACACTATCTCTCGTATGATTACACCCGCAAACAGCCCATTTATTATTTTTACATTGAAATGCTTCGTCGAATTTCTCCAAACATCTACGATCAAACATGAAGTCATCTTGAAACATGATCTTGATGATTTCTCCTTCCGCTCTTTTCAGAGCATTGTTGAGATTGGCAACACCATTACCATAATTTTCCTCGTATTTGAAATATCGTAATATATAATCTTTCTCCGATTCCGCTAAACAAAAATCAAAAATATCAAAATTTTTACTATGATCAGAAATCACAATCTCCCAATCCTGAAATGTTTGGATTTGGATTGAATGGATCAGATCTTTCAAATACTGAAGACCAAATCCGTGCTGCTCCCAAACGGGAATACATATGGAAAATCTAGGTTTCACAGTGTCCAACTCCAAATATATTTTTCCAAATCTTCCCACTTAGTATTACCACATACGAAATCGGAGTGTTTCCGATTATTATCATAGTATTGGTGTTTTTCTCTCACTGTATTTTCATGAGGGAGATGCCATGCGATTGCCTCTTTATTATCAACTCTACACACACTAAATCCCGTTTTTTGAAATCTTGCCAAAATTTCATCATCTTCATACCCCCATCCTTTAAAATTTGGATTGTATCCATTACAATGAATGAATGCCTTTTTACAAAATATCACCATACCACCTTTACTTTGTGGATGTGCGACTAGAAAGTTTTCATCTTGATCATATGGAATTGGTTTCAATGTTTTAGATTTTTCCAATAGATCAACTAGTGATTGATCTATTGTGAACTTTTCAAACATTGGTTGTTTTAAATGGATAAACATCCCATTGTATGGGTAAACGATACCCACGGCTTCATATGGTGTGTGGAATTTTTCTATAGCTTCCAAAATAAATTTTGGATCAACGATTACGTCCGTATCTCCCGCAATCAGATAATCAACTTCCAGAATCTTAGACATCTCATTGAATGCCTTGGTTCTCCAATAAACATCATGATTTACCATAAAAAGACCTTTACAATCGTATTGCTTACAGAGTCTTTTGAAGTCCCCATCCAATTCCTTATCATCATTCAGAATGGCGATTTGGAGATTTTCAGAATTTTCACGATAGAATTTTACAACCATTTCTAGATTGCGAAATCGATCATCCACGTCCCTACGGAAATGAATCATCAAGCCAATATTATTCAAGTCGGATTTCATTTCAATGATTTATAGTATTTTTCAAAAATGTCAATACTTCCTGTTCTCTCGTATCTGGGACACCACCATTCCCAAATGGATAAACACCGAATTTCTCCTTGAAATAGTCCACGGAACTCCGAATATTATCATGCCATTTCTGCATGGATTCAGGAGTCTTGATGGATGAATTTTCCTCTGAACACGCTTGTTCTTCAATGTAATCCAAGGAATTGGCTAAATCTGCCCACCACCAATAAGGAGTGGAATAACCTTTCAAGGCGAGTTCGTAACTATGGGAAACATGATCAAAAGCATTACGGAATTTCTCGTCAATCAAACCAACATCTTCCAGACACTTACGGGTATAGTAACAGAATGCCCCAACACAATGTTCGTTAAATGCTAGAGATAAATCTCTATAATCCACAACCAATCGAGGGCATGGCTTACCTTTGGAAACACCGTTTTTATTGGCTGGACCGTGATATCCAAACATCATGTGTTGGATTCCACTCTTCTTTGAAGCGTTGATGTATGCTTGAAAGATGTTGGGATCTTTGATGATCATGTCATCTTCAATTAGGAAGATGTGATCACAGCCTTTATCTAGAAGGTGTTGTAATGCTTGATTCTTTGAAATAGCAACGCCAGTATTTTTTTTATGCTGTATTAGATCTACACAATTAGAATAAATCGTAGGCGTTACAGCGTAAGGCTTACCGTCATTTACTACAACATATTCATCGACATAGTTAGAGCATAGCTCTAAAGATTTCCAACATTTCCAGAAAAATTCTTCTCTATCTTTGGTGATAATACCCAACCCAATTTTTTCACTCATATTTTAAAATTCTTAATTTGATTTGTGATATTCTTGAATTCATTATCTTTTTCCGTCCATTGACTCTGATCTTTTAGCATTTGCTCCATCATCTCCAGATTTTTAGGATCGAGGATACTGTCCTGTGTTTCAATTAATTCGCCTTTTTGATCAATAAATTCTCCTATCCAAGCAATTCGATCATCAAGATTCGGGATATTTTCAATGGGAATAATTGCTGGCATATCATCAGCAATGAAGAATGGTGTGTTCTCAAGCTGATCTGAATATTGTTCATAAAGACCAGCAAAGATATCATCAATCTCCTGAATATAATTCAAATTAGTATCCCGTAATCCGTCTGCTACAACTTTGATAGTGGGATCGTATTTAATCCAAAAAATAATATCAAGATTTTTCAGAGAACGTCGAACAATATCCACAGTAATTCCGAGAACATCCTCCGATATCAAATCTTTTTCAGTGGCATGGAGAGTATATGCCAAATTATCCAAAGGACAACGATCATAGACGACATATTTCTCATCCTTATTAACTTCTAAAGTCTCTGTCATCCAATCCAAAATAAGCAATTGTGTTTCTGCTGTGGTATTGGAAGAATGTTTCAAATCTTTTTCTTTGATAATATCTCTGTATGTTTTCGACGGTGTTTTATACATTTGCCATTTTTGTAAAAATGACTTAATAAGTGTCGATTTTCCAGTATTGTGCGCCCCTGCGAATGCAATTTTCATATTAATTAATTTACCACCATATTCTCAAAAATCAAGTGATTTTCTGTTAAATAATAATACATATGTCAGTAAAAAAGACACCTCCTCGTAAGAGGAAAGAGCGGGATGTGACGGAGGAATATACCGAACACATCAAAAAGGGGTTTGATTTATCAAATTTATATTTGAAAAATAATTATCCAATGACTGATAACCAACAGAAATTTTATTATATGTCGCAACATCCGAAGAATAATATGGTATTTGTCAACGGACCAGCAGGAAGCGCAAAAACGCATTTGGCTGTATTTTCAGCCCTTGAGCTTTTGAAGAATGGGCATGTTGATAAGATCATCTACATTCGTTCTGTGGTGGAAAGTTCTTCACGTTCAATTGGATTCCTTAAAGGTGATGAGAATGAAAAATTCTTACCTTATATTATGCCAATGTTGGATAAATTAAATGAAATTTTATCTAAAACAGATATTACTCACTTGATGGAAAACGAATATATTAAAGCAATACCAGTAAATTTTGTAAGAGGTCTTACCTTCCATCGCTGTGCTGTGATAATCGATGAAGCTCAAAATATGACGAAGGGAGAGATAACAACTATCCTAACACGATTTGGTAGACATTCTCGATACTTTGTATTGGGGGATGCTGCTCAAGCAGATATCAATGATTCGGGGTTCACTTTCGTGTATGATGCATTTGATACTGATTTCTCAGTAAAAAACGATATTCAATGTGTCAAATTTGACATAAGTGATATTGTGAGATCGCAGATATTGAAACATATCACGCAAGTACTCAAGGTGTAGTGCGCATTTATTTTAGCAATAAATACCAATCACTTTGTCCCCCAAGAAGTGCCATCAAACCATGAATGACCTTTTGGATTTTCCAAGGTTGGTTGTGGTTTTTGTGGTGTTTCTACTTTGATTGGTTGCTCAACAGCTTTCGGTGCTTCTTCTACACCGTCTACAATTTTAAAATTCTCATCCTCTTTTACTACGATTTCTACGTTCATAGTGATATTTATGAATAATTTGTGGATGTCAATACCTTATGGTCGAGTAGTTGGTGGAGGCGTAGTAGATGGTGGAGGCGTAGTAGATGGTGGAGGCGTAGTAGATGGTGGAGGCGTAGTATTATTAACAGCACCCGTTCTTCTTTGTGCTGGTTCTGTTAGGAATTTAAACGAATTGCTTTTTTTATCATGGAGGATTATAGCAATAGGAAAATTATATCTTTGAACAACTTTACTTTCACCTGTATTTGGATCAACGTCTTTTTTTCCAACTTTGACTCTCCACTGCGAATCACCATTTGGAAAACTTTTGAGCATTTTAACTTCTGAATCATCAGGCATAAGACTGTAACCATCTAAAAATTCGATAACCCTATCTTCCATTTTTCTACCAGCTTGTGAAATATTTTGTTTTGCGTCTCTGTATTTTTGAACAATAGAACCAACTTGAGAACTAGTATTTGGAGCAACTACTTTAGCAATTTCTGCCCCGAATTGACCAACTTTTCGAAGCCCTCTACCAACTTTGGAATCCTTAAACTTGTCCCAAAGTCCCTCTTCCAATAATTCTCTTTGTGATAACTTATACATCGACTGATAATTTTTTGTCTGCTACATTGTTTAATGCTACATCGATCAGGGCATCCAATTCATTTTTGATAAAATCTTTTCCGATTAAAACCTTGTGGTCATTAGTAGATCGATTACTAATAGAAAAGGGGATACTTTTAAATTTTTTACCTCCTATAACACAATCAAAAAGACACACAGGTCTTTCAATAGTATTTCCTTCTCCGATATTAATTATAATTGTGTCTTCTGTAGGTTTTTCTAATCTCATGGAATTGATGGTTGTAAATCTTACTATCTTCTCGCCTGTTTTTTTATCCTCTCCAAATTCAATATCTTCTCCATGTAAAACATTGTAAGCACCGTTACCAGTATCCAATTTAGAGGAAATAGTTCCGATACCATCAACGAAAATATCTTCGATTAGACCGAATATATTTTTCTCCACAAAGAATTGTTTGAAATTTGTCATTCATTTATCAAAATTATTAATAATCATCGGATTGTTCAAATCCAGTGTTTGCAAAATCAGCTTTAGCATCAAGGCGATGCCAAACATCGGAAACATAAGTCGAAGAAATAGTAATCGCTGAAACCATCCAATCTTCAAATTCACAATCGTTTCTCATTTCATACAAACGATCAGCATATTCAGCGAGTTTTTTCAACTCTGAAAGAAGAACTTCATTAACTTCGTGCTTCTCAACAGGACTAATTGGGTCAAATTCCATGACCATTCCTTGTGCTTCAGGTTGATCAAAATCACCTTCGTCACCGAAGTCATCATCTCCAAAGTCATCATCACCACCGAATTCATCGTCGTCACCGAAACCATCATACTCCATGGCATCACCGAAGTCATCATCCATCTCGTCATCAAATCTTTCGTTCATAACTTTACCACGGAAAGATTCCCAAATCACTTTATTTTCTTCACCTTTGAATTTCATAATATTATTTAGCTAATTGAGTTTAAATTCTGTGCTTCTTCTTTTTCATTCTGGATTCCCATGATAATTGGTAGAATTTCTTCTTCATAAAATTCTTTACCTGTCTTTCCAGTCTGTTGTAACAATTCTTGAGCTTCATCATCATCCTGTAAAGCAACTTCAAGTTCCTTCAGATTTGATTTATCTGCTTCCGATACATTAGTTGTTGTTGCGTATAGCAATGCCATCACAACATGTTTAATGTAATTAATTTCTGCTATGGAAGTGAGAGGAACAGGATTAGCTTCTTCCGCTGGTGCTTCAGGTGCTGGTTGCCCTTCTTGAGGAGGTGCTTGCTCCATACCAGCATTGGGATCTTGTTCGTCTTGTTCAAGAAGACGAACATATTTTTCAATTAATTGTAATGTTTTTGATTTCATATTAATAAGTTCTTCCAGTTGCGGTTTGTTTTACTGATTGTAATCCTTTTTTAATTCTTACGGAACCTTTTCTATAAGCATCAACTGCTTGATTGGCAAGATTTTGTCTTTCTTTCACTGCTGATTTTGCTTTTTGTGCAGAAGTGCCAAACAATTTACCTGCAAGACCTTTCAAACCACCAGAAGCTTTACCTGCCAATCCTTCGACTTCTTTATCGACTTCATACGTACCTGTTGTAGCATTGATAGATTCATCCTCTTCAGCGTATTTTTTCTTTTTGAATCGTCTTTTCTTTTCATGTAAAAGCATTTTAGCTTTGAAAGCATCTTCTCTTTTTTGTTCATTAGCTGGATCATATTGTTCCAGAATTTCTAAAAATTTGCTTTTTTTAGCTTTGGAAGAATCAACCATTCTACGCTTAGTAGCTGG